TTCGGGTTAAGATAGCAGTGTCCACCCCAGTAAACTTCTGTTGCAGCCCTGCCAAAATTTGTTCTAAGATTGTCATACCGTATGAATTAAAATTTGAGATTCAATTTGCGGAAATAAAAATACTACCAATACAGATGACTGATAAATATTTAGGCTTCCCATTCACGACAATCAATCCATTGTCGTAAATACGGTATATAAAGTAGTCAGTAAGTGAATGAAAGGGGAATAATTGGAGTGGTAGAAAACCACAATCAGGTGATTGTGGGAAATGAGTATAAAAAAGGCGTGAAACTGAGTGAATCACGCCTTTTTTATGCTAGCAATCTTTAAATCTTAGTCCAATTATCTCTATTCTCTATAAAATTAGAAAACCCTTTTTTATATGCAACAAAATTATTATTAATTGAGTTGAACCAACTTTCATCCTCGTTTTTTTTATACAATCTTCTTATGAAGTAATCTATTTTCGTATACTCTGAAGAACCTTCAAACCTTTCAACGAATCCTATATATGCAAGCCGAACTTTATTAAAGTCTACATTAGTTTGAATTATAGAATTAATATGTGGATCAGAAAACGAATACCCTATTGTTAGCAACTTATTGCAATCATTACAATCATTTGCAAAATTAGTAAATCCGATATTAAAAGGATTCATTAGACTTCTTTGAGTCTTAGTATACCCAACAATTATCGGGCTAAAAATTAAATTCTCACTCGGATTTCCGCCTTGAGCAGTTAAGGATTGCACCTCTCCAGTTATCGTAGATTTTACAACTCTATATTTATTCTCTACAAATTTAAAAGTCCAATAGATAGAGCCATGTAGGTAAAAGTAACTTAAATGAGAGTCTTTATTTCTTAAATAATCAGCTTTATAAACAATACTATAATCAGATAACAAATGTTCCCCCATATATATTTTACGCTTTGAAAGAATCTGAGGTATCATAGCGTCATAATTTGTGGTATATATTTTTACTGAATATTTCTTGTTCAATAAAGATTCAATAAATTCGTTCAATCTTTCATTTAGTAGTTTATACTCAGCAGCACAAGCTTTTTCATCATATCCCTTAATGAGTTGAATAACAATATCCACAAAATGTTTGTATATAGAATAAAAATGCCTCCTTTTCTCTAATTTATCAGATATCTCATTTAGTTTTTGCTGGATGGAGTCTATTAGGACATTAACAGCAGGAGTAAATGACGTATTATACGAATTCCTGTTTTCATTGGTTGACGCTATAACATAATTCATTATAGATTCCGATGCAGCAATCACTGTCTCGAAATTAACAGTGACTCCGTCCTCCTCTTCATAAAAAGATTTTAATGTATCAAATATAAATTTACCCCAAGTTGTATTACTATCATACATATATTCTTTATCTTCAATTATTCTATCAAGAATATCTTTGGAAAATGGAGCTCCCCATGCTACAGGAAAACCTGCACCTAGTAGTAATACTATTTTCTTTCTCTTTTTCATATTTGTATTTTGGATTAGAATCCCAACATTGCGGCCGGAGGTATATTCAGCACTCGACATAGCAACCTCGCAATTTTGAGGGTCGGTTCCGAACGTCCGGAGATATAGTCATTCACACGCGATGGACTTATTCCAATCTCACCAGCAAGTTGCTTTTGACTCATCCCTTTCTCTTCAAGGGATAGCTCTATCAATTCCGCAACAGTCGGTTTTTCTATCGGATAATGTTCTTTTTCGTATGCTATCACAATATCGGACATAACTGTAAGCTCCACCGCATTCTTATCATTTGAAGGCGTATTGTCATCAACCAATGGCAGAAGTTCCTCCACTCTCGCCAAAGCAAATTCATACTGTTCTTTCGTTACTTTATTCATACTTCTATCTCTTAAATGGTTGAACAATCTATCTTATCGTAATCTTTATGAGTACCAACCCAGCGAATGAAGACGTACCCAATTGTAAACTTAACAACGACAACCAACCGATAGTTGTTGCCTCTGATATTGAAAACGTAGTGTTGGTTGCCTACATAGTCAGCAGAAAGAAAATCCACTTTAATGTCTGATAGGTTCTTCCATTCAGCTTTTTCCGCTATATCATACCAACGTTCTAAGGCTATGCGTGAATCTTCATAGCCTTTCGTCTCGTAGAACTCTTTCAATTTCTTATGTGATACAATCCTCATACCTCTTTTGTTTGATGCAAAAATATGAATTAATTTTGAATTATAAAATTTTTCCAAAGATTATATTCTACAATATAGAATTTAGCAATAAAAAAGCGGAACTAAATTAGCTCCGCTCAATAGTACGATAAGAACATGAAGTAATGAATTATCCTTTGGAGTTAGGAGACGCTGCATTGTTATTCTTTGCCGCTTGTTCCTCCTTGATTTCTGCAAGCTCCTCTTCTACCCTATCAGCGTTCCCAGCAAACATAATGCCCTCACGTCTTGACCATACACCACCACTAACAGCGGAGACAGCCGTAGTAACCTTATCGTTCAAATCATCAATCATATATGGAACCAGTTCTGTTTCTATGTCAATGGTCTGCGATGCCTTGCTAAACTCGGTTGGATTGATAGAGCCTAAAGCGGAAACAATGAAATTTACTCTCCGCTGCAAGAACTCGCCGATAACCTCACCGTGATTTTCTACCGCCATGTGTGCACCCATGAACATAAAGCGGAAAGCGGTTCCTGATGCTTTGCCTACCCCCTTCAACGTCTCAAAGGATATTCTTGGAGTGTTTGACATATCATAAGCCATATTGGTGAGTGTTTCTGCTTCAAATTTTACGGTATCTGGCACCTGATTCCATGTTAAATATCGTGCACCAGCCCCCTCTCCTTCCAGTTTTACCATTCTATCCTTTGTCTTACCAGTGAACCCTATCACTTCACCAATTAATTCCAAAATGGGGAAAAAATGATAGTCGATACAATCAGCATAATTGGATAACAGTTTCTCCAACCGGACCCGGAAAGTCTTAATCTTCTTGCAATAAGGTTCAGGACGATAAGCATAGAGAACCGGTAGTTTTGGGAATCCATGAGCAAAAGGAGTTCTTTCTTCATATCCTTTAGACAAATCCCATTGATAAACCATTTTGTCCGTGATAGTCATAAAGCAGATGACCTCCGAATCATCCATGAGCTTCTTTTTATACTCACGTGAGAAAGCAATCATTTTACCTTCGTCGTTAAAGAACGGGTATAGCTTATCACCTCTGAATGGAGACCATAACACGCTTTTCAGTTTCTTGGTGGGCTTGACCTTCCCCCCGAAAGAAGTCTTTATTTTCTTCCAAAACTTTGCCCAAAACGAATCATCATCGGTAACATACCAATATTCTGCCGCTTCCTGTTCGGAGAGCCAGGCACGGACAATCTTCTTGTTTTGATATTTGATTTTATTAGACTTGAATACAGCCTTTACCGCATCCAGCAGTTTTTTTTCATCATCATCGGTTGGAGTGCAATCCATAGACGGTTCTGTGCCGACCGTGAAAGCTGTTTGAATGTTCACTATATCCTGTTCCAATGGAATGGAGATACGGTTCACCGGTTCAGTCTTATACTTTGCTTCGATTTCATAAGTCTTACCAGTTTTTTCATCGAAGTGTTTCTCTGCTTCTTTTTCAAGAACCTTTCTGTCCGGATACTTCTTTTTGTCAACCATAATTTCATGGCGTTCCGGATTCCAATCGTCCCAAAGTTTACAACAGTCGGGAAGTTCAGTCTTCCTACCTTTCTTCAGGTAGTTTATCTTCTGCCCGATGTCAGACAATGCTAATATTTCTTCTAAATTCAATGGCATAGTTTATATTTTTAATGTGTGAATATTCCTGTTAAATCTTTCGGCTTCTGAATTTTACCAAGAAGCTCACCCAATACATAGTAACGTACAGCATCTATTCCGTGATTGTCATGGTCTTCCGGTTCGTTGATATAGTTCCCATCCTTATCCTTTGCCCAGACATAATTTCTGTACTCCCTTTGAAGGTTGTAAGAACGCTTGGTTATGTAAATATCCATTCCCTGCATCTTGTCAATACCGGCATTGATAGAGCCTTGCCCTTTCTCTACCGGGTAAATCTTGATACCTCCGTTATGGATTTCCTGAATAAGTCGTGGGTCTGCACTGTCAGCTATCACCTTTAGATTCCACGGACGGAGAGTCTTAATTATATCCCCAGATAGTAAACCTGTACGGTAATCCACTTCGTCCAAATATAGCGCATTGTCTATGATTCCACATCGGATAGCTGCTGTAGGGTCGTTAGTATAACCAAAATCCAGCCCAATTCCGACCCTCTTACACCACATCGGGAACTCATCCACAATACCCCATTTCTTGAACACAGCACCCTCAGCCACATCAGCCCAACGACCGATAACCACATGAGCATATTTCTCCGGGGTCTTCTCCTTCATCTCCTCGACTTCTCTCAGAAACTCAGGAGAAAGGTTCTCGATATTGTCGAAATATGTCGTATGGATATGAAGGACATTCGGATGAGTGGAAATCTGAACCTGCACACCATCAATCTCTACCAGTTTATGAGTGTTTTCGATGTATTTCTTGTAGATGAAGTGATTGGAATCGCAAGGATTCATAATGATGATAATCCGGTTCTGAATCCCTTTCTTACGGATGGAGAGCATTATCTTGTCGAACTCATCTTCGCTTGTCCACTCTTCCGCTTCATCGCAGACGAAAGTCGTAATGCCTTGAATGGATTTCAGTTTTGCTGTCTGGTTCCCGGAAGAAGTCTTGATACCCCGAAACATGATACGGCTCTTAGTCATCTTATTGACTATGTCCGTCTTTGTGGTCTTGAAATATTTCGTGGTACCGTCCAAATCTATCTTCTCCATCATTTCGGGGATGATAGACATACCGGCAGAAACCATCGTGTAACGGGTGTAAAGAATCTGATGAACTATTTTCTCTACGGGAGTCATTTCAAAAGTCAACCGCTCAATAAAGGTAGAAGCATTGAAAGACTTTCCCGAACCACGCCCACCGGTGATAAAAATTATAAATTTTTCCTTATCCTCGTATAATGGATGGTAAATTTCTTGAGGTACTATCATTTCAGCTTGTCTTTAATCCAAGAATCAATGTTGATGCCGTGCTCTATGTCTGTTGGAATATCAGCATCTTCATCTTGTTTGCGTTCAATCTTTCTCCAATCCTCATCATGGTGATACAGCCAAACGGACATTGCTTGCAAATTTGGTGCTAACTCACTTTCGCTAACTTGTAATTCGTCCTCACCTGTCAAATTTCCCTCTGAATCACGGAGCTTTCTTACCACGGTGCTTTTGGTTTTTATGCCACCAAGCGCCATTGCAAGGAATTTAGCCCTTACAGTGGCATTGATTGTCGCACGCCCACGCGCTAAGACTTCGGATATTTCGGTGTACTCACTTTTCTTTTCGCAGAATGTTTGAGGCAAAATCCCTATGGCATAAGCAATTTCCTTGTCAGTGAATCCCTTTTTGGCATACGATTCCACGAGAGAAAGAAATTCCTCGCTTGTATAATCAAACTTAGGCTTTCTTCCTCCTTTACCTTTTCTATTTTGAGATTCACTATTGCTCATAATTTTAACCGTTATTGTTACCCATATAGACACGGCGAGAAATTGGCTTGTTTCCATAGACATCAACTCCTCTTTTTGAGAAATAGCTATCTATTTTCTCAGCATATCTTCCCATTATGGATTTCGTTCTATCCCTTATGTTTCTTTGTCTTGCAGAACCTAACCCGTATTGTCTTCCAGCGTTGTACATTATTCGTCTGGACTGCTGATATAACTGGCTATATGTTTTCTTTCTAACTCAGCTTTCCTCCCAATAATTAATCTATTCTTTCTACTTGTTCATCAAAAACTTCTCCCTTTATAAACTTCATATCTGGTTCATACCCGAACCTTTCGCAGAAAGCGGCTTTAGCTTCACAGGAATCGAAGGACAACATCACATAGGCATCCATGTTCTCAGCTTGCTTCTGTGCGTTTTCTTTCACCTGATGCTTGACCTCTTTCATGTGGGCTACCTTTTCAGCACGTTCCAACTGTTTGGCGGCTTTATCGGCTTCTTTCTGTTCGGAAACTGGGACCATCATATCAGACAAAGCATCCGCAATAGAGTTTTCCTCTTCGGTCTGCAAAAGATAGTCGACACCAATCATATTCAAGTCAGCATCGGTCAGACCTGCATCTTTCCAGTCAATATCAGGAACAATACGGGCAAGAGCGTCAAAATCCCATGTACCTTGTGCATTCGGGTTGTTCATTAGAATGTTTAACTCCTTTTCCTGCTGCTCGTCCACGTCTATGACATCGACACGAATACGGTAGTCGTTATCGGGAAACTTTTGCAATTCGTCCATGACAGACAAACGCTGGTGCCCGCTGACTACGGTAAGCCCGGTACGCTTATTCACAACTATTCCACCTACCAATCCGAATTTCTTGATGCCACGTTTCAGTGTCTTACGTGATTCATCAGATAGTTTTCGGGGATTATAATCCGCAAAGTGAATGGCAGAACGATTAAGTTCCACCGATTCACTCTTTATGTATTTTGATAATTCCATATTAGCCGTTGCTTAGACCCATGTATTGCCTATTCGTAAATCGTTTAAAGACCATTCCGGGAACATTTCCAGTTATTTTTTCAATATTTTTAGAATATCTTGTAGCCGCTCCACGCACTCTATATATTCTATTCTGAGCACGTTCATTGGTTGCCATTCTTCCTATAGAATCCAATATTCTATCCCTTTGTGAAAATATTTGTGCAATAGATTTTCTTCTAACTCGGCATTCCTCCTATTAATTTTGTTGATTATGATACTCCCAAAGCACTCTTTCAGCCATTGGGAAAACTTTGTAAATTCTCTGTAAATCCTGCGGGTAATTCTTCTCCATCCAAAGCATACAATCAAGATTGAAACCTACTCCCGAACTGGCTTTCAATGAATATCGAACTGGCTCGGGTAGATTGTGTTGCTTCATGTAAGCAAGTATATCCTTTTGTGTCCAATCAGCCAAAGGATAAACCATACCGTTATTCTCGTAACCGTTTACCTCATACCCTTTCAACATAAGCCTACGATTCATACCATCAGCTTTTTTCATGCCTAAGAATGTATAATAAACTCCATGAGTAAGCTGCATAGCCTTTACCACATCTGCCAACTTCAATAGCTTTACTTTCGGATTTGGCACACAATACATACCGCCACGGAGAATATAAGTAAGGTTCCAATGTGGTACTTGAACAAACTCTATCTTCGGATACTTGGCTTTAGTCCAGTTTATCCAACGGTTAATATGCTCCAAATTCTTGACAAAGTACATGAACACGCAAACAATCCGGTCAAACTTTGGATAGATTAAATCAAGCAGAACAAGCGAATCCTTACCAAGTGATAAAAACAGTAAAGCCTCATTCGATTTTACCCGAATGAGGTCTATATACCGGTTCGCTTGTTCTACCTTGCTCATAGCTAACCACCACTTAAACCAAATGAAGTACGAAGGTCACTATAACGCTGTCTGCGTGACCCCAACTGTGATGTACCAGCTTCACCGCCACGTCTGGCAACCAATCTACCACCAGCCCCTGCACCGTTCATATTTCTGCGAGGCCCGGCTACTCTGTTAATTCTTCTTGCGACTCTGCTTTCTAATTTTAAAAGTTAAACAAATCAATCTATATGTCTCTCTAATATCTTGCCCAAAGTATAATCCATTTGTGCAGCAAGATACTCTTCGCCTTGATGTTCGTAAACAATATCATTACCGTTTTCATCTGTGAGAATAACAGCTTCTGCTGCTTTCACTTCAACGATAATATAAGGACGTTTACCTGTATATGCACCTGTCAGAAGCTTGATTGCATCGTACTTGATAGGCTTTAATTCTATTTCACCCTCTTCAGGCAGTTCTGCATCAGCCGGATATTCTTTACCGCCACATAGGTAAGTGATATACTTCTTAGCGTTGGTTGGTCTGATTTCACGGTATTCGTGGGTTTTCTTGCCTGCCAAGATTTCATCGAAATACTTCTGTTTGATGCTTAATGTAAGAATGTTCATAATCGTGTCAAATTTAAATTAATACTCAATAGTTGCGGGGGGCTGAATCGAACAACCGACCTTCACCAAGTCAAAGTGAAAAGCTACCACTGCTACACCCCGCGATAGTACCCCAAAGGTACTACCACAACCAAAGATAACGAAATATCTTCAATCGTTATACACGACAATCGGCTTATTGTCGTGAACTAAGCCATTTGTCCCGTCTTTCTCTACACGCCTCTAAGGTAGGCGCACAACAAGCAAAGAATTCACCACTTTCAGTACGGTAGTCGTACTGGTACATTCTCACTCTTTTACCTCTCAATTTGGTAGTGTAGGTGGTGTAATTTTCTTTACCGGGTTGACATACGCTGCAACCGTTTACATTTATTGAGTTCATAATTCAAGTAATTGTTTCGTTTTATCCACGTCTACAAAACTCGTCCACCCTGCTTTATGCAGCTTTATAGCTGCCTCTCTGATTGTGATTTTGCCACTCTTGACACTTTCTTTCAAAGATTCTAATACATTCTTCATTCTTAATTCATTTTCACATTCAATCTTTCTTCACTCGTATAAGCCACTACAAGCCCAGTTTCATCATGCTGTATGGTGATGTACTTTTCACCCCTCTCTATAGTAGAGAAGTCATAAGGGGTTACCATCTTACCCAATACCTTGCCCAGTTGCTTCATCAGTGGGGCTTCGGGGCTGATAACTAAAACTAAATCTGCTTTCATAATCAATTTCTAATTTCTATTTGAACATTATATCCAAAGCGTGCAGCATATCTACACAGTCTATTGATAATAAGCAACAAGCATTCTGTTTTAGATGATTCAAAATTAACTTGTACCATTTCGTCACCATTTACATAAAAAGCCATTGTTTTCATAATCGTGTATATTGTGGTAGCCCGAAGGCTACCGGATTAGGACTTAAAATAATCAAAATATATATTCACCTGTTTGTTTGTCATAGACACCTATTAAACCGTCTTTATACTTTTTACGGTAATTTTCATAATGTCTTGTTATGATTTTAAGAGAATTAGAATCTTTCACAAATACCCCGTTAAGCTCTAAATAATACCGTTTCATAGTCTTCTATATTACGCAGGGCTTTCGCCCTGCTGGTTAAACTTATAATATTGTAATCTCTTTATTGCCTATCTCTGTATCTACATTCAGAACCTCGTACTTTTGAGCCTTGTAGTTATAAACAACTTCACAGGTATTGAAACCTCTGCCATCTTCTCTTTGGTCATAAACAGTATCTATATGCTGATACATTTTATTGCCTAACATGAAGTTTACCTTACCTGACGTGCAGAAGTAAAATGCTACTGCATATTTCAATGTTTTCTCTTCATCAATCTTCTTTGTTGCCATATCTTATATATTTTAATTGTTATTCAAACTATGTTTTTATTATCATGATGCAAATATCAAATTTTATTTTGAATAAAACAAATTTTGATAGAAAATTTTTCAAATTATTTTTTGATACTATTCTTTATATATTCTATGTATAATTTGAAAACTATTCCTATCTTTGCATCAAATTATAATTTGAATATCATGTTAAGAGTACAAGAAATCTGCAAAAGTCAAGGAATTACAATGCAAGACCTTGCTAAAAGAATGGGAGTGACATATCAAGCCCTGTATGCCGCCGTGTCCGGTAACCCTACTATTGGGAAGTTAGGTGAAATAGCAAAGGCATTGGATGTAGGAATAATTGACTTACTGAATGAGGATAAAGAAGAAAACGCTATTATTTGCCCTCACTGTGGGAAGAAGATTAAAATAGAGAAAGGAGAATAATATGGACTATTTAATAATTGGAATACTGTTCTTCATAGGAAACATTGTTTGGAGTGTTATCTTATTGTGTTTTCAGTCTTACGCCAAAAAGAAAGGAGAAGATTTGGCAACAAAAGAAGATATTGCAGGGATTACTAAAGAAATTGAGTCTGTAAAAGATAGCTATAATAAATCATTGGAAGAACACAAAATTGAACTTCAAAAAGAATTTGAATCATATAAGTACATCAATGAATTGTGTAACAGCATAGATAAGGAATTATTAAGAAAGCTTGTTACTTGCAAAAGGGAAATGGAAAATGATTTTAGAATACATCGAGACAACGATGAGTATGGTTCTTGCGAATCATCAATCCAATCATTATATGATTACTTAAAAAATTATGATGTAAGATATAAGCACAATGAAAACGTAAAACTAATTTTTGAACATTATGAAATAATTGAAGGACTACATGAAAATTATGAGGAAGGATGTGGCCCGTTTGATACACCACAGTACATAGAGGAGCTTGGCAGAATCCATAGTTATGTTGATAGACTAATAGCTATTTTCTTACCTAAATTTTCAATAAAGCCGGAGCATTAAAACTCCGGCTCATTAATTGATTAGCCCTTTGAATTTTAACCGATTTACGATTTCGGCATAAAGATACTCTATATCCCCACTGAAATCTCCATAATTCTGATACAGAAACACGACATCAGCACAATTGTCGGAAATTGTGCTCTTGGACTGAACCCCAAGTACCCTTGACATCTCTTCGCGTAACCCAGCTGTCATTTTCCCACCGGCAAGCGAACTTGGAGAAAACAGGTACAGGATAATGAAAATGAACTTCTTCCGCTGGGTCACACTGTCAATATTCGGTGGGCATCCTCTCTCATTCAGTAACTCAATGAATATTTTGTAGATTTCATGGATAAGGCTTTTGTCTTTCAAAATCGGGACGGTCAAGGCATTTTCTTCCTCTGAAAGTTCTGATTTCTCGATACGAATCTTTTTAAGACGAATGATTTTATTAAAATCCAGCTCCATAACACGATTATTTTAAAAGTAAATAGTATATTTGCATCATAATCGTGTGAGGGAGGATTGAGTGGTCGTGCGCTTGGTTCTCCTTTTTTTATTTTACAGAGTTATTCTTTTCCTGAATAATCCGATTTTGCTCGTTCACCTCCCTACCCCATATCATAGCGGAATAGATGGCTTTTGCATACAAAAAGAGTTCCTCACAATTGGTAAGGAACTCAACTCGAAGGGCTGCACATTTCGCATCAGTCCAAACTGTTTCATCTTTTTCCATTTCTCAAATCATACTTCTTTATATAGTTATCAACAGTGGTTTTGCTCACTCCCAATTTCTTTGCAATATCTTTCAGGCGCATACCGCTGACAACAAGTTCCCTTACTTCTTCGACATCAACTGTTACCCGGTATCCCCCACCCTTCTTTTCAATCGCTGAAATAGAATTGAATAGTTTTCGCTTCTTCTCTGCATATTCAGGGGTAAGCTTATCTTTTGTTACATATATGACTGTACGGCAGTCTATACGTAACGGGAAATGTTTAATACTTTTTTCCATGTTTGTTTTCTCTCAATTCATTGTATCTCATCTTCTGATTGATATGCCATATAAGGTCTATGTCCAAATGTTTAGCAAGCCCGAAAATAGCCAATAGCATGCTGTTTAATTGCCCTCCTAATGGATAGTCGTATTCATACTCATATCTGATGGGAATTGTGGATATAGCGTATACACTTTCTGTAAAGGTCTCATCATTGCAACTTTCCTCTGCCCCGTACAACATTTCTTCCGTAAAGTCCTCAATGTCTATCTTACGCAATCCGCACAAATCAAGCAGGCGTATAGCTGCATCGGCAAGTTCGTCTTCCACACAGTCTTTGATATATGCTTCAAAGTTTTCCGCAAAATACTTATTTTGATAATGAAAAGTCCGTTCGTCAAATATTGTATCTTTTTTATCGACCGGAACTTTGGCAAATCGTCCTTTCCTATCCGCTTCCACAGCTTCCATAAGCTCGGATATTACAAGGCAAAGACAATGTTCATTACTCAATTCTTCATCGTGGAAACCATGGTCGCAAGCGGTTTTATAGGCGCGGTCGCGCAGTTCATTTAGATTCATCTGTTCTTTCTTTATCAGTTAATATTCCGTTTCTCTTGTCGTAATTACTCATACGGGAGCATTTCCCGTCACACCGCATGTTCACATACATATTACTTGCCATACTCGATATGAATGACTTTTTGTAGCATTGCCCACTGTAGGGGCTGTAATGCTTGCAGTGTTCCTGGTATTCTTTTCTATTCATGGTTAATCAACTAATTCAAATTCGTAAACAAATACATAGGGATTGGATTTCCATGTACCTTTGCCGGAGACTTTATCTATCAGTTCTGCGAATGCGTCACGAGGAGTGCAATAAGGTTGAATATCTCCTTTATAATAATAAACATCCATAAAATGTGTATCTGCACTTCCGCATTGTCCTTTGTAAATTCCTTCTTTCAGGCAATCTTCATCGGAAATATCTTGCAATCTTTCGATTTTGATGCCGGTAATGCGGATATGATGGGGCATGAGGTCAGCGCGGACAAACATTTTATTTTTCCAACCGGGTGCGAATTTAGTTTTAGTATAAAATCCTATTCCGTCCCTATCATTAAGTGCAATTTCGGGATTCATCCCTAAACTTTCATAACATTGTGCAATGGCAAAAACTCCACTAACCTTGTACTTCGGCTGAATAAACATTGGAACAAAGTCATTACAGTCCTTATCATATACAAGAATCTCAAAAAGGGGGCTAACATCATCTGATTCAGTAATCCTAAAACATCCAGCAGGATTTTCTTGATATGCTTTCGGACACTTAATGATTCTTCTTGTCTGCGTCTTCCGACCATCCAATACAGCCTGGGTTAGACTGTATTTATCATTGAACATTATCTTCTTCATTGTATCTTTTTTTTAACTCTTTCAAAACAATCTCCATGCCTTCATCCAGCCCTTTCTTGTAACCGGATATATGCTCACCTATGTTGTAAACCAAGCATCCTACAACGATAAGAATAACTCCTACAGTCCTATGCCAATAGAGAAAGGATACACTGAACGGTGAGAATGTCAGTCGGAAATGACCGATGAATAATGCTGATATGATGAATATCGCAAGAAAAAATATTAGGTTTGCTTTCATAATCATATAAGTTTTAATGCTTCTTGTATCCCGGCTTCCAGTGCTTCCTCGTAGGATTTATAATGGATAATAGGTCTATCCGACAATCCTACTAAATCATGTTCCGGAATTGTCAGTATATCATATATCCAATAGTCTCCATACATATAGGATATTTCGATATGAAGTTCTTGGTTTTACGCAGCCACTTTTGAGCAACATACAACACTGGACACAAAAATTCAACTGGTTCGTCATCTATTTCCGTACAACACGACATACTTTGCGGAAGGTCATATTTTGTAATAACCTTATTACGGTCTATTAGGTGTTCACACTTCCAATTGAAGCCCTTGTCTTTCAGCAGCTTCGCAGTCTCTAATGTTACAAGTTCTTCGGTCATGGCTATTGTCTTTTCAAATTAATAATCTTCGTTTCGTAGTTGCCAACCCCCTTTTTATGGGTACGGATAATCACTATACTATCATTGAGATAAGTCACGCTTCCCTCGTTTGTACGGTGTTCTATAGGGTATTCTCCAGAGTTATTGCACCCGAATAGTGCAACTGTTGCCAAAATGATAATTATTTTCTTCATACTTTAAAGTGTTCAATCAGTTCGTTTACGGTAGCCTTGTGAATAGCGTCCAAATTCACGTCAATATCATTGTAAACCCAATAGGTAGAGAACTTGATTTCCGGGCACAGAATCCATTTATCTCCATCGGTAAACCATTGAAACTTATCTGTATCATCTCTAAATGCAGCGATAGCCAAGAAAAGCTCTTCGTTGGTTCCGCAATCAACACTATCGGTTTCGTCAGGATGTGGAATGTTACTGAAAAACTCAACACTATATAGACTGTATTCGGGTCCAGTGAAAATACATAAATCTTCGTTAAGTTCCGCCCCAAATAATCTATATCCCAACTCCTCCAACTTCTTCCGAAGCTCCGGTGTACTTTTTCTTATAAAGCACGGTGTTGTAAATCCCATAGTTATTCCTCCTTATCTATCTTAATATCTGTTACTTTGCCACAATTGATAAAATAATCATCATGACCCGCGCCAAACATATCACAAATAAGATAATCGCTATTATCGCATTTATTCCGTAACGAACATTTAAACAATAATCATGTTTCGCTTCCTTCAATTCATGTAGCACTCCGTCTATTATTATTCCGTTCTTTATTTCCATGATTATTTTCTCCTATGCGTTTTACGGTTTTTATTCTTCTTCCTGCGTTTCGCAATCTGCTTATTTGTACACCTATCATATTTTGGGCGATATTTTTTCATTTTGGGTGCATCACACGGTTCTAAAGGAGAAATATCACTATATGGATTGTAAATCTTATAATAAGTATTTTCGTTCCACGAAATTTCATTCTGCATATTTATCCCTCCTTCTTTTTAAGGCTTATATCAACTGATAACCTATCGGAAATTTCCATGATTACAACGTTAAGATTATATTGGTTTTTATATGCTCTATGGGGGAAACAGCTAACGCAGATTTATCCTTTTCTCTGCATATATAAAACATGTTGCTGACTTTTAAACCCGTTTCGGTTTCAAGTTTTTCCAGAATATGAGCTATCTCCATTTCGGCTTTCGCTTTCTTGTTTTTTGCTTCTTCTATATCCATGGTTATTTCCCTTTCAATTTCTTTATTAGTGAATCAGCGAAACCAATACTCCATTCTGCCACCATATTTGAGTCAGCATCCATTATCTGTTGATGTGGATTGCTACAGAATCCTTGCATTGCAGCCTTCGCCAATTCATAACGCCTTTGCTCCCAATCAATAGTTTCAAAATTATCAAAGAAGTCGAGTTCTGACACTTTGAAATACCTACCTTTCACTAAGGCAGTCCCAACGTCGAATAAGCCTTCAACCTCTACAATCTCTCCAGTCTCTTTTATTCTCGCTTTCATTATTTACCCTCCTTTTCAACATATCCGTTTTCAATACACCAGCACAACATATCGTAAGCCGCATCAATAATATTTTCAGACTTTTTCGAGATAAGTTCTGTAGCATCAGATTTATAGTAATATATATCCCAATATCCACAAGACGGTTCAATGCAAATCTTATAAAAATCGGAACTTATAATTATAAGTGTCGGCAGCTTGTCGAGAATGTCCTGCAAAGTGTAAGTTTCATGATAATAGTCGTAATTCGTATCGGCATCCGGAGAGGTTACAACCATGTTGTCTGCATCTGATTCATTCCACTCGAAACACATGCTTCCATCGCTTGTATCCAACCCAAGCTCCTGCAAATGTTCCATCTGTTCGACTGATAATACATATTTTGATTTCATAATCATTGCTTTTTATTAGGTATTAAATCATCCAAATACGCCCATTCTTCAATGGCATCTTTGGAACACTCGTAATCATCGCACTCTTCATCGTCCCAGCACTGCTCTGTTACATTCCAATAGCGGACACCGTAACCAGTTCCAGTGCTTAATTTCCCATATACAAGGCATGGTATCTGCGGATAATGTTCATTTTCGTATTCTCCATGAGCTTGTGGCACTTCATCTTTGGTCTTATGCCACACGCTATTAATGCGCCATTCAGCACCAGCTATATAAGCCCGTTCTGTTACATCAAGTACTGCATCGCGAGCACCGGCATCATAATTATCTTCTTCAAAGTTTATCTCAAAATCGCTTGATTCCAATATCTTTTGGAGATAGTTGTAGGCTGCTTCTTCTACTGTCTGTTTCATAATCAATGACTTTTAATTTTCTTATATTTACCACACTTCTTGCAGAAATAGTGACGGACGGTGTACCAACTGCTATTACCCCAATCATCAACAACTTCAACTCTCCTCTCAAATAAGTATTCCCACTCGTGGCAACAGAACCATTTCTTTATAATGGCATCAATTAAATGCTTCATAACCAACTGTTCTCCTTTACAATTCTACCATCGTCTAACAACGTGTATAGTTTACCCTTATATGCCAGAGCGAAACACCATTGGCGGGCATACTTCAAATACTGATGCAATTTGTATCTATGCTGGTATTTCTGCATCTCTTTTTCTATTCTTTTCTTCATGTTACGTCATTAATGTGAATTTCCCCTTTCAAAACCCGTTCTACCTGCCTGTCCATTATCCCTTGGAATTCTATTTGGCAAATAAGAGAACAATCAGGCATGATTTCTTCTGGTATTTCTCCACGGTTAGGAGAAAGCTCATCAAGAAATATTTTTCCCGATTTGTCTTTCAGACACGTTGCACTCACTTCTCGTTCAATTACTGCCATTCGGTTGAATACCTCCGGGAAGTCCTTCCGTATTTTATTCCAATAGCCCATACCACCTTTCACACAGCCGATGCAGTTGTTGTTATTGTAACCCATCTTATACATAGCGGGGATTTCAATACCAGCTTTCCAAAGCATACCCATTGCATCCTTTTTGGTTATCTGTCGCTCGATAAGCGGGAATAACGGCTTTGTATCCGGATATTGTTGCTTTAGGCGAATGGCACGGTTAATCTCTTTCGGGTCAAAATCAAATCCCCAGACTTGACCGTCCCAATTTCCCAACTCTTTTTCCAGCTTGTAACGAACTTGTTTCTTTAGTTCGAATGTGCAAGCTGCGCCAGTAGGACCATTAATAAATCTTTTCTTAGCCAACACATCCTCTACGTTGAGATACTTATCGCTTCTGATAGTATGTATCGGGCGATTATACCATCTTTCACAATCAGATAGGAACCGGGTGTTATCAGGATGCCCGGAACCTGTTTCGATATAGTAAATCTGCACATCATCATACAGACTTAGTGCTATCTTACAAGCTACTGCGGATGTTACACCGCAAGAAAACCATGCTATTATCATATAGATTATTTTTAATTCGATTTCTTTCTTTCATTCCGTTTCCGATTGTCTTCCGAAACACACATTTTGCACCATGACGTCTTGATGTGATACGCCTTTCCGTTGCGATAGATTGTCCTGTCATAGAAGCAGGATAGTAAAAGCGGTCTTTTGCAGCGGCTGCACACCTTGCGTTCTACACCGTCCACCATCACCCGGTTCCTCGGTTTCCGCTTCACTATCTCGCACGGACCGCATTCGGATGCACCGTACTTCCGGCAATAAGCAAGGGAATGCTTGCCACATTTGGCGAAAGAGGTGCAATCGGAGCGGGGAATTGTCTGATGGATATTCATATTTCTATTACATATTAAAATAGGCTGGCTTGAACCAAAGTGCCTTTACTCGTTTTTGTTTCTCCGAAACACTCTTGACGAAAACGAATGTTACCCGCTTCAAAGTAGTGTTTATCCTTATCGCATCCCCAGAAATCAAACCCAAGTTTATAGGCAGCAATCCTATCGCTCTGACTACCCATATGAGGACTTCCAATCTTGTACCCGGATTGGGAATATTGATTGAGTAACCATGCGTATAAGATTATCGGTTTTTGACATGGATGAATGCGTTTTTCATTCAGATTTTTATTTCCTTGCTGGATGATTGCCTTAGATAAATCCTTACCGCAATAAGAGCCTTGAATCATTCCTCTCCACATACAATATACAAGGTCTGTTCTGTTATTTATACTGCAGTAAGCTATTTCACAATCATATTGATCGGACTTGCCGTTTAGCTTATCCCAAACAATGCGTCCACCAGTAAAATCATAATTAAAGTAGTTTACTCCCCATATTATCTGATTTTTACTAACCCTTTTTACTTCATCGAAATACTCTGGTGGCGGAACTCGTGAATCCCAATCGGATTTAGGATAGACAGATTGTTTAACAGACAATATACTACCATTCCTTTGTTTTACAGTATTAGGCTTGGCAGAAGGATTATCCGCTCCAATTCCATAGGGTGGGTCATCTATTATCAAATCAAAAAACTTATCTGGAAACTTAGATAGAAAGTCCATTCTATCACAGTTATATACTTCACTTATAGGCATAGTTTGATATTTTTCCGTTTTCGTATCTCAGAACCATTCTTCATCCACTCCGACCTCTACCGAAAGCCAGTCCATGAGGAGAGTTATAAGGTTATAAATAGGTTTCATTTCACTAAACTTTTATCGCGTTGGCAATATTATCCGCATCCGACAGCTTTCTTACCAGCACATCAAACGCTGCTGTACACCGCTCTGTGTTCATATTGACCGTTTTCCCGATTTTCAAACAGTCGGAAGCAAGGTTCATCACCCTTGCTACATTGGAAAGCTTCAAATATTCCAACGTGAACCCGTTGAACCGTGCGTCTTTCTTCCGAAGTTCTTTAATCCTTTCGTCAAACTGGATGCAGGCGTAATCACACAATGTTCTTGCAAGTTCGAACCTTGCAATCTCTGCGGAATGGGATATGCCGTTATCGTCAAGAGCCTGCTTGAACTGCCAATACAGCATATCCACGTGCTTGTTCACTTCTTCCGTATACTTGTCGTTGCAGTCGGCGAAAAACTCGCTCCGGTCTGAACCGATAACGCTGTTTACAGTACGCTCGTATTCCTTTCTTGCCTTATCGGCATCATTCAAATACCGCTTGAATGCCTGTTTGTAATAAGGCGTTCTCTTCATCGCATGCAGACACTCGATAACCTGCCCGCAACAGATGTCGTTCGTGAGCAATATGTTGTAGGTGCACAGAACTACAAGACTCTCATATTTGCTGATTATCTGATTTGCCGTGTCGGTGGTCATTGCCTTGCCTGTTCTGCCTTGTTCATATTCTTGTTTTTGCTCTCTTTTGCAAGCTCATCAATCATGCGCTGCCACTCCAATTGTTCGATTTTCTTTTCAATCTCTATGTCCATAATCATTTTTTCTTGAATTTCTCGCATGTCCTGCCGTATCTGCCACAAGCGCACACTCTATGGCTTCTAATTTTACAAAAGCATGAGTTCTCGATAAAGTCTGTGGCGTATGAGCATTGGCGGCAGTGGACGAGGGAGAGGGGTTCTTTTTTCTTTGCCATCTATCTTCGGCTTTCCCCCTCGATTTTTATCACATTAAACATCTCTTTCACCCGGTCGGCTATATAGGCTCCATACCGTTGAGAGAACTCCTTGTCCGGGTCAAGATTGGTAGTCATGTGGGTATAGAAATTATATCGCTGCTCATAACGAAGTTGTAAAACGGTCTGAATGGCATTTATGCCCGTACCAAAGTGTTTGGCATCCATAGGCTCCCGTCCTACCTCGTCAATGGCAAGATTGTGCATACATGACCTATCTGTGTACAGGCTCAACCCGATAATGCCTTTCTCGGCAAACTGTAAGGCAATCTCGGCAGCACTGGTAAACTGAAAGGTCAATCCAGCATCCGCGCCGCCAATACAATAACGGGCAATTTTTGCCGCATAGTTCTGTAGCCCTTTCAGCAAAGTGGACTTGCCCACTCCGATAGAGCCGTGTAATAATAATCCCTTGCTTACATCCAATACTCCGGGAATCCCCCAAACCCATTGATAAAGGGCTTTCAATAATTGGCGATTACTATCATCAACCATAAAGACTGGCGAGATTGTTTGCATAGATGCAACGAGTTGATTACGCCAATATATGTCAGCCTGTTCCCTACTCCATTGCTTCTGATTAACCTTATTTACCGAAGACGATTGATTGGATGCCGGCGGAGCTTTCGTCCGGTTCTGTATCAGTTTTCCGATTGCTTCCATTTCTCGCTTGAGATATAATTTCATTAAACTTAGAATTGATATTAGTTACGCTGAAGTTATCAAATATCCATCCCTCTTTAATTGAGGAAAGAAGATACTGAAGGGCGTACAACAAAGAATCATCCGAAACATCCATCTGTTTCTGTTCCCTTTGAAATTTGAGTTTATTCAATAACTGAGACATGGCACCTGCATCTTTTGCAGTCCAGTAATAGCTATTAGAAAAAGTCTTTCTGAAATACTCCTCAAAAAGAAAGCGGGCTTTAGAATTAATTTCCTTAGGTTCACTTTTCTTCCTACCTCCCCCTTTTAAAGGGGGTGAGGGGGATATACTTTTCTTTCTCTTTACTTTTACTTTACTTTGTTCATTATTGACATCATTAATTGAATTAATTCCGTCATTAATTGAATTATTGACATCATTAATCATATATTCGGGAATTAGCTCTGTTTCTTTTCGTTTATAAGTAGCAAGGAGAAATCGTTTCTGTATTCCAAAAGAGGTTAGAACATGATATTTCTCATAAAGTGTGTTGTCGAAAAAGCCGACTTGTAATGCTTTTATCAGTACTTCCTTTACTGCGCCCTCGGAAACCCCAACTATGTCAGCAATAACAAAAGGCAAATCTTCATCCCACACAATGTAATACCCTTCATCTTTGTAGATATTACACAGCAGGCAAATAAGTATAGAAGCAGATTGGGAACCGCATGCTCTCGAAATCTTCCTTATCTTAACATCTGAAAAGAAACCGACATCCATAGGGAAATAATCTATCCCTTGTTTGGTAGGTCTACCAGCCATATTGTTTTGATATTAATACGCATGAATACAGTTTCTTTTACTATCCGCAACAAAATGTTTATTAAAAAGATTACAATAAACCACTCTGGGATTATCCTTAGAGACAGAAATGAATCTTCCTCTCTTACACTTTGCACATGTATCCGGTTGGATTACCTGCTTTTCATTTTTCTTTACCATAATTTAAAATCTTACGTTGGTTAATTGTTTGCCATTAGAATAGACCGCCCATTTACCGTTACCACTGTCGTGTAAGCGCAGGTTTGCTACCTCACCGAAGCGGTTGATGTTACCACAGAGGTCAACTATCCATCCACATTCTTTAGAAGGATGCGGGCGGATGGCACGACCGACTATCTGATACCACATAGCAAGTGACATTGTAGGACGTGCCATAACAACTGTATCAAGTTCCGGATAGTCAAAACCGGTGGTTAATACCCCGACATTCGCCACTACCGAAATTTCACCAGCCTTAAATGCTTCAAGTATCCTTTCGCGCTCACCTTTTGGAGTATCACCCGAAACGATTGCGGCTCCGGGTATAGACCAAGTAAGCCGCTCCGCTTCTTTCAGAAAACGGGTAAATACCAAAATACCTTTCCGTTTTCCTCCGGCTTTGGGATTCATCAGCCTTTGGACGATATGAACGAGATAACCGTAGAAGTCTATCCGTTCATATTCTCTTTGGACTGACCTATCTGTATAGTCGGCACCAGTGGTATTTACTTTCAAATTGAGTTCATTCCATCCGGTCGGATTCATCGGATAGTAGTTCAGCTTCGCCAAGTAGCCCATATCTAATAGGGTTGATACCTGTACATGATAAATGACCTCTGAAAAGACATGAGGTTTTGTCCGAGTGATGAATTTCAGCATAGAACCAAAGTCACGGCTGGAACTTAAACGATACGGTGTAGCTGTCAGTCCAAGAACCTTACACTTCACTGCATCAAAAAAATCTTTGTACATCCCCTCTTTAGGGTTAACAAAGTGGCATTCGTCCACGATGATGTTCTTGAAGTGGATGAACAGTTCAGGATGGTTCTTCACGCTGCCTATGGTGGCAAATGTTATCCGGCTTATCTCCTTTGAGTTGAATGAAGCTGAATAGATGCTGCAATCAAGAATACCGTATGAACAGAGTTTCTTGAAATTCTGTTCGAGTATTTCCTTCGAGGGCTGGAACACCAAGGTATGACCGTCAAGCCTTGCAGCTATATCCGCTATAATAAGCGACTTTCCGCTGCCCGTAGGTAGCACCATAATGGCATTTGTTTTCTTCGCCCTGTTATTGAAGAAAGAAACGGCAGTATCAGAGGCTTTCTGTTGGTAATCTCGCAATACATAACTCATAAACCTTTCTCCTTTCGTAACTTCTTATTGAGTGCTTTGTAATACTTAATTAGTTGCTCGTACTCAAAATCTGACATCTTAGAAGTACCAGCAGCTTTCACTTTCAGCAAGTCAAATTTCTGTTGCCCGATTTTGGCTATCAAATTCTCACGGTAGCCTTCAAGGTGGTCGGCACGGAAACGGTTGCACGCACGGCATTCGGCATGGCAATTGTTTTCATCAAACCGTGTTGCCAAATGTGTACGACTGAAATAGTGCCCGCAGTCTGCTTGTGTAAACGGCTTTATCTGCCCGCACGAGATACATCTAAAATACCCGTTTGGCATTGCATCACGAAGCCGGATAAAAAGGGAGAACTCTTTATCAAGTTTCGCTTTTAAATCCGGCTTCTTCTTTACTGTTACCCCTGCTTTATCAAACAGAGGTAAAGGCTTGTCTTTCTTCTTGGCCTTTGTTCGTTTTATGTAGTATGGCATTATTTAAATCCCCATTCTTTCATGTAGTCAATGTTTTCAGGAAATCCCTCTACTGATTTAGGACTAAGGAATATTTTCTCACTCTTCAATGGAGTGCCTCCCCAAACAGTAGCAGGGCATTCTTCATATTCTTCTTTAGAAACTTCACTTACATTAAAATGGGGTTGGAAGCCATATCCCATTACGCTTTCCCCTAAGTAAGTACCAAACTTCTTTAAAGCCCATTGAAATGCAATATCTTTATATAGGTAATGTTTAGAAAACACAGCCACATATATTTTATGAGAGAAATTTCCTGTTTCTGTTAAGTCAGGATTACATCTGATACAGAAATACTTAATACGTGAAAGTATTTCTTCAACAAACCTTTCATGCTTTTCGCAATCTTCTTTCGTTAAGAACTCTTTCCCGTCATTTGCAATGTAAATAGTCTTGGTAATTTCTTTTGTTTCCATGCTGTTTTTTATTAAAGCCCCGAAGCGTATTCTCCGGGGCACAACCATTATTTACTAACCCTTGCCATTTATGTGTGGCTCACATTTATGAGGGGCGTAGGGGAATCGAACCCACCAAACCATAATTGGGCAGTGCCAGCAATCATGATTAACTTGCCGATTGAAGCTTCATAAATCAACAAGCCCTTACAACGTATATTGTGCACTTATCCATAATAAGGAACACAGCCAGTGCTTACGCCCCATGTTCGCCCGCCATATCTTCACAGACCGGACAGGCAGGTTAACAAAGTTATTCCATATAAGCCATTGAAAACTCTTTCGGAATAAACCGCCCGACCGGGATAGGTTTGGCTGATTCAATGGCTGTATGTATTTCCCTCTTTCTGAACTCATGTCCCTTTTCTTTGGCTTGTTTCTCACATTCTTCCTCTTTGTTTTTGAGATAGTGGGTAATAAGCATCATTGCTCTGTCAACGTTGAAGGTGTTCACGACAAAAGTCTGAACTCTCTCGTCTTCATTCTCCCCATCCGTGAATGTGATTTTCGTCTCAATCTGATAGAATTTCTTTTCATTGGGCTTGGAATCTCCCTCTTCTTCATCTTCTTCCGTTACAGAATCATTTAAAAGGAATGTATCTTTTAATTCTTCGAGGGTGGCATCATCTACCTTGCGTTCTTTCAAATTATCAGTAAGAATCACGCAAGAATCGAACTCCTTGAGCATTGTCAAGGTGAATCCGAACATATAGTTTAGTTCGATGTAATCTTTCAAGATACTACAAGAATTCTCCAATCCGGTGGCATACAGCAGGAACTTATGTTTCTTGTCCCCTATTTGTGCCTGTGCAAGATAGGGATATAAGAATTTGTTCTCGTTCTCGAATGCCAAGCGGTTCTGGTTGCTGACTTCCACTTCCTTAATGCCGTCAGCTTCCATACTGAAACGAATTTTCGCCAAAGTGTCTTGGTCTATCAGCGTGCCACGGTCAAAAAGAATTTCATTCCGTTCGATGGTCACTGTTTCACCTGTATCTTCATCAATGAAAGACTCCTCCCATGTTTTGAGGACACGTTTTGCAAGGTACATGTTGAGCATCTTTTTCGGGTCAGATGTCACATACCTGATTTCTGTTTTTCTTGTTTCTATCATAACTAAATAAATTCTTGATTTCTTTGTATTTCCTGCTGGGCGTATATCAGCATTTGATGTTCATTTGCAGCCGGCAGATAGATACCTGCCACTGATGCACTCCAGTTACGAAAACGGTCAATACTCAAAGTCATTTCACCTGTTGTCAGCTCGGCAGAACTTCTTAAGTAAGTTACTTCCTTACCTTTCTTGTTGACCGTCTTTCTCTCAAACAAATCACGGTTGCAAGTCCTCTTATAAAAATCAATTTTTGCTTCGTCGAGACTGCAACCGTACTCACTACCGAAATACCCTAAAAGAAGATGCAAGTAGCTGTTTTGGGCAAGCGTGCGGTTAGGTAGTTTCTTTTTCACTTCCACCACCGCACGTTCACTAAACAGCTTGTTTACATACTCCTTGAACTTGGGTATTTGATATTCATTCTTCAAGTCGAACAACATACGCTAAAAAGGTAAACCGTCCTTTACATTGCCATTAGCATCAACCGGAGGCGGGAAATTCTGTGGCTGTTGCTGATAGGTCGACTGTGGCGCTGGCTGTTGTACCGATGTTGTTTGTTGGGATTGCGATACACCACCACGCGCATCTATTTTGTAGCACCGGATAGATGCCATACGTTTGAGTTCTCCGTCCTGATTCGTCCAAGAACGCCCTTGTAAGACAAACGATACAGTAACAACATCACCCTGATTAAAGCGGTCAAGTTCTGCACACTTATCGCCTGAAAACTCTAAGGGAATAACATTCTCATACTCGCTACGCTCTCCCGTATAAGGGTCGTAAGTGGTAGCATCTAAAATGAACTCCCGTTTTGTAAACGAGGAACCACCGTTTTTGGATGGTATTTGAACAGTTTGTCCGATTTCGGTTATCCGTCCGGTTATTTGATTTGCCATAACCTAATATTACTGGTTCTTTTTATTACATATTGCAATCTCCACACATATCCACAAGGGAATCAAATTCTTCTCGTGAGTATTCAAATCCATTGATTACGATTACCTCGTTACCATTTTCGCCAAAATAAACTCCATCATTCATTTCCAAAGATTTTAGTGTCAGTTATCAATTTTCTGTTTTCTTCCAAGAACCGGACAAACTCTTCACAATGGTTAGTGAGGATTGGTATATCACGTTCAGGATTGAAAACGTATGTTTCTGTATAGGTATCTATCACATAACCGCCTTTGTTGAACTCTACAATGTTGTACTCAAATGTCCGCACATCCGAACCGTTCTTCATCAAAGCGTATGGATAAACCAAATGTTGGTGGTGGTCTTTGAACTTCCCTACGGTATAGCTTCCGGTTGTTTTGATGTCGTGGACGCTGGCCGGCATCAGCTCGTCAATTACCCCATAAACCAAAACATTGCCGTATGCGGTTGGAAGAATCGCTTCTACTCTTTGTTGGGTTAATGCTCCTTTGAAGTAACCGGAAAACTCTCGGCAAAGTGAGATTGGGAAAGTAAAAACACGATTATTATAGGTAGCTTTCAAACCTATAACCTCGTTGGTCTGAACCTCATCGTAATACAAAGGTTTACCTGTTTCATCACAAGCTCCTTCGCGTATTACCTTATATACCTTTTCAACCTGCACAGTTTCGGATTTCCGATTTTCAATCATACAGTCAATAACCTCATTAAAGGCTGTTCCCTTGTCTGCCGCTTCACTATCAAACGGTTTGCGGTTAATACGGTCTATCAGTTCTTGAAACTGCTTCTGCCGAAACTCGTCTTCCGTACATGGTGGATTCTCACTCCACCCATAATAACGCTCATATATGACATCGCTATTAAGGTAATTGAAGTAAGAATCCAATAATGTTGCATATATACGATAATTAGGCTGCATCTGAGTAGATTTTAGTTTCCTTATTGAATATCAGTCCCAAAGCCTTTACCTTTGCAGCAAACAAACTTCTCGCCATCACCAAAGAACTACCAACGTGTTCAAACTCATTAATATGAGAGGCGAACTCATTAGCGGACTTGGCATCAGTTATAAATTCGATACTTTCTTTGATTTCCTCTATCACCTTATCATACTTTTCCTGTGCCTCTTTCTTGGCTGCAAGCATACCCAAATACGAATTGATTATCTTGGCAGTGATAAAGTCGTTCTTTGCGGTTGGATTACCATTCTTGTCAAGGATGGTAGGAACCTCCATTACTGAAGGAAGATTGCAAGTATTCTTACCGTCATTTCTTGAAGTTGGGTCAAAAGTGATGGTACGTCTTTGGACGCCTCTTTCGCTTTTCATTTCAAGATAACCGAGCAAATCCAGTTCGGTAACGATAGAGTTGTAGGATTTTTCACGCAAGGCAGGGATAAACACCGTATCATCACCTTCTTTTCTTGTGTCGCGATGGGCAACGAAAATGATGTGCTTGTTAAGCCCCGAAAGTGTTCGTGTCATCCATGAAAATTCGGCATTGATACCGCTCCAATCCTTGATAGACGGTTGGCGGCTACCACATTTATAAGTAATGATGAAATCCATCATCTTACCGATTGTATCAACTACAATGGTCTGATAAGCAGACAAATCCTCCTGCAAGACCTGTTGAACATCACTCCATGAAGTGACCTGTACAGTATCTATGTTTTCCAAATGCGCCATATTCATACGCTTAACACCATTATCGAAATCCAATAATAACGGTTTCGGTGCGCTCAATGCCACTGTTGATTTTCCCATACCAGCCTGTCCGTAAATCATCATCTTTACAGTGGTAGGGATTACTAATTCATTTGATTTTTTTATAAGACTCATAATCGTAAATATTTAAAAGGTTAATCCAATTGTATCTCTCGCCATTATTCCGCTGACATTCGCCAGCGACAAGGCTTGTTTGATTTCTGTTTTTGAATAATAAAGGGGGGAATTTCGGCTTTCTCCTTTTCTGATAGGCTTTATCAGTTCTTTATTCACAAGTACATTGAACCGCTTCCAGTCTATTCGCATCATCCTTAGCCATTTCTTTACATCCCTCAATCGGATAAGGTCTTGTGCCGGCTCATATGCCTTGACCGCCTCCATATAACCAACCTGATAACTGTCTATCATAATGGATTGGATTTCTTCTATATTCATTCCGCCCTCCTTATTATTTCAATCCGTTCTACTCTTAATTCTCTTCCTCTTCTCATTTCGCTCTGTTCGTGATAAAGCGATAGAGAAAATATACATAGCAAACTATAAGCTACAGACATACGAACTGTTGGTGAAAAATCCATTGTAAGTTTCACACCGGCTATCCGTTCGTAAAGCATGGTAGCAAGCTCTCTCCCATTCCGTACATGCAATATATCAAAAGCCTTTTGCAACTGGTTGTTAATTGTGCTAACCGCCCGACATTTGATATTGGCAATTTCCTTTTTCTCATACCCCTGCGCATACATCCGTGCTGTAACCTCGCATTCAGGGGTGAGTTCTGTAAATACCCGTTCCATAATCGTGTGAGCTAATGATTATTTCAGTCGTATAAGCGAAGAAAAACCTGGGCAATCTGTTTTTGATACCCTATACATAATGTCAAGTTTTCCTTTCAACTTCTTCGTGAGCCGTGCTTCTTTGTTTCTTCGGGCAGCTTCCATTTTTATCCCAGTGTGCCGAGAGTCTTCAAAGGGGATTCGATATATATCCCCAACCTTTATACTATCAAATAACTTAGTTGTCTGATAGTTCTCATCTACTTTAATTTCCTTTATCATACGCTTTAATTTTGAAAAAAAATAGTGGTGATAGCAGGATTTGAACCTGCATAAATTGCTAAGTTTATTGCCGAGCAACGCGTTTCCTATTCCGCCATATCACCGGAAAAAGGTGCGCTATCTTCACAGACGGTACACCCAGTACAAACACAAAATAAAACACGACAAAACAATTTTAACCACCCGTACAAGGGTAAAGGGGTAGCTTGTACTCAGCATCCCTCACGGCTTTTAGTACGGTATAGCACTGACCTTTTCTGTGGCTTTGTTCCCCTGAACCAATTCGATTGGCAACATCACGTTATAATCAGGGGATTTTCTTAACTTTGAGGTGTCAAATCTAAAAATTAAGAAGTATGAAACAGTTTATTGAAATTCCCCAAGACGGGGAATCTGTACTGATTAATGTCAATCACATCGCTGCTGTCAAGTCTAAATCATTTGGTGATGAACAAGGATGTGAAATATTTGTCGCTACCCCTTATCAGAGGGAGCATTGGACTGTCGAGACTGGATGCCTAATAATCCAATCCAAGTTTTCACTCTCTCATCTTCGCCAGCTGATAGAAGAAGCTCTTTAGAGGTCTTACCGTCAAGGATGAACTCTACCCAAGCTTGAACGGCTTGAGTAGTTGAATGTGTGCCTACTTTCAGCAGAAGTTCTTTGCGTAACTTCTGCTCTTTCCTTTTTCTGAAATACTGAAGTATTCTTTTAATCATCACTATATATTTTAAACTTCAACCGTTTTTATTGCCTGTAAAGCCCCCTTTTCATTTCTTATAATTACCATTATATCCTGCTTTGGTATGGCAGCTCCATATTTTTTTATTGACTTACGGGCCTCTTTTATCCCCTTACTTATTTCAGACAAAATTTTATCCATTAATTCTTTTTTCATAATTTGCTGAATTAGAGTTAGTACCCGTACCCTAATCGAATAGTAGAACCTTATTTCAGTTCAGTACGGGCTATATTAGACCTTTCAGCGATACGGACACCTGCCCCGCATACTTGACACCGTAAAGATGATTTTCGGTGCTGAAAGTAAAGTTCATTTCAAATCAATATAGCCTACTACCAGTCACCGCATCCCTGCTATGGCAGCTTCTATATTTCGTTATCTTGGTTAATCTTGTACGGCTTATGAATTACACCGCAAAGGTTTTCACATACTTGTCAAAGAACTAATCAATAGTGCCCTACCCGATTCTCGCTATCAGTTGCCGTTCAATCCGTCAATAGGGCTGTCGTGCGTGATATAATCGTGTGATTAATCATCATAAAAGAACTTCTCGCCCGGCTTTCTGAAAAGCCAGTAGCTTGCATACAAGCAGCTTAATACTATCAATGCCTCTATCATACTGCCATTCTATCAAGTTGAAACTCTATATAATCAATCTCTTCTTGAATAACCTCTAAGGCTTCTTCTTTCGTATCGGTGTTGCAGAAAACGCATGCCTCTGCATCAGACATTTTATCCACCTCTTCAAGTTCTTCACAAGCCTTATCTAAAGCCTTTTCAAAAGCATAAGCTTCTATACTATCACATACTCTATAGTTTCTCATATCAGGCAATTTTTAAAAGGTTAGCTTTCTTGTAGCATCTGAACTCTTGGCGTTCTGTGTCGAAATAGGTCTGGACTGTATCGTTCTTCTTTCTGTTGTCAGTACCAGTGATGGTAGGCATCAGCTTTTCATTTAGTGTACCGTAGGCTTCTCTTACAGAACCATCCACCTTTTGAAAGTAGAATTTCACAATCTTGCTTTTCATCTGCAATTTCAATTTCATGTTAGCCCAAGCGCACTTTAATGCTTCTGACATCGTAAAACCGTTCTTGCGAACAAACTGCCATGCAAGACTCATAACTTCGTGTAAAAAATTCTTCGTGCTCATAATCGTGTGATTTAATATGTTTATACTATTGCACCTTATTTGTAAGTTGCGTATCTTTGTATCGTTATCGTGATGCAAAGATACTGATTTATTTTCAGTACAAAATAATTTTACTGATTATATTTCAGTAATAAATATTATTTAACTATTAGGGTAGTTTATACTTTATTATAATATGAAGAAAGAAAATTGGGCTTTAGGATTGAGTATTGTGGCAATGACAATTGCTATTATAGCGACCTGCATAGCCGCATATAGGACTCCCGAGTTAGGATTTGATTACCAAGGAGTGATAGTAGGAATATTGTCATTATTGGTTACTGTATTGATAGGATGGAATATATACACATTCATCGATATAAAAGGTACAAGTCAAAAAATTGATAAGTTTAGAGCTGAATTTGAAGGAAAAATAAAGAAGTCGAGTTTAGAAACACAATTTGATGTAAAAAAGGAAATGATGAGAGTTGTTCCAATTCTCATTGCCCGACAACATGGAGATTTAATAAGCTCTTTACAGTTTATGTTTAAAGCATTTCATGAAAATAAAGACGATGGAGGCTTTGCCAAGATGTTGGCAAGAGAATATATTTTGCAGACTATTATGGCTTTGATAAATAATGAAAATAAAAACCTAATAAGCCATCTCATAAACGACATGAAGGGCACTCTTAAGGTTGAGGAGATAGAAGATTTTCTACATGAATTTCTGAGCTATAGCGAAGAAGAAAAGCATCAACGTTATGCTGGGATGCAGAATGTACTCCTTGAATTATTGAAAGCGCAATCCTAATATCCTCTTTAGGAGTACCAAATTTCATTAATAGCTCAAGTAATGTAATAACTGTTATTTTACTGATGTCATTAGGAATCAATTTTGCAAGTTCATTATTCATATCAATAAAACAAAAGCGACCAACCCCAAAGTTGCGGTTTGAGGAAGTCGCCTATATAGTCCCTTACGGGAACAGTTAAACAATTTAATCAAAATCATCCGCAACTTGATTTCGATGCAAATATACTGATTTTATTTCAGTAAAACAATTAAGAGTTATGAATACACGAGAAAGATTGAAATTATTTCTTGCTTCTATCAATATAAGTGAAGGGTCTTTTGAGAAAGCAACTGGATTAGCTAAAGGATTCGTCAGTAAAGTCGGAGATAGCATTAGAACATCATCGCTCGAAAAAATTAAATCTGTTTATCCTAGTCTTAATACCTCTTGGCTTCTTACTGGAGACGGAGACATGCTTATTAACAACAATTTTCCAAAAGAAGATATTCTCACTCAACCAGAGCAAACGTCCGCCGATGCAACATATAAGCTCATTCCTGTTATTCATATTGATAGCGTAGGAGGAATGCACTCGAATAACGAAATCGAAGGAGAGCCACAATACATTGAAGGGTACGTTCCTTTTGTAAATGCAAAGGATGAAGATAGGGCTATATATCAATCAGGAGATAGTATGATTCCGACCATACCACCGGGTAGCCTGATGCTAATACGTGAAGTTGCTAATTGGAGAGAGTATTTTGGCTATGGGAATATATTTGTTATTGTGTTAAAAGACGGAAGACGCATAACTAAGGAAGTGGCAAGATATGAAGAAAATCCAAAGGAATATATTTGGTGCATATCCCATAACGAGAAAGTCGCAGACGAAGAACTGCCTAAAAACATGATTGTTTCCGTATGGAAAGTAGTAAAAGTGTTGACTGATAAAGGATGGTGATACTATGAAATTCAATCAATACACATGGAACTTGTATAAACAGACCGTAATCGGAATAGAGATGATAAAATACTTTTCCGATGCAAGAGGGTATGCCTTATTCAAAGATTATTGTCTGCATGCTAATTTCATACCGGAAGATTTATACAACGACTGGTTGGAGAATATATATTGCTACAGTGTATCAGATTATGACCACCCTACATCATTGGAAGAAGCAAAAGGTTTATACATTTCACTTATCACATTAGGTATAAGGGTAGAAGAGCAACAATGGCTTCCTGCTAACGACTTCAAGAATATGCTTGAGATTATCCAGCCGATGTCCTATGTCTTATCACAGTTCGCCCCCGAATATTTCTTTCCATATCTATTTCTTTGCCGTATCTTCGAACTGAATAAAATAGCGGACTTTTTTAACATAGACCTCCCCAATATCCCCAAAAGAACTGATTACAAAGGAAGGTGTATGTATTATTGGGAACTTTGTGAGGTGCTTTATCTATTCAGGAAAGAAAATGGGCTATCTCCAGCAGAGCTATGGTCTTTCCTATACGACTTCGCCCCCAATAATCTTCCAAGCAAGAAAATAGACATACCCAAGCCGTCACAAGTATGGCTCATTGGTGGCAGATTATGCCAAGAAGATAAATCCTTAGAATCAAAATTCTGGCAATCAAGTCCTGATACGAAGAAAGGGGATATTCTTGTTCATTACGAAACGTCTCCAATCAGCGCAGTCACTTGCATAGAAATATCGCTTACAGATGGTGTAATAGACCCTCTATTCCGATATTATGGGTGTATCTATATTGGCAATAGAATAGCTATTCCTCACATCACATTAAAAGAGTTTCGGGAAGATGAATACTTCTCCAGCCACCCGCTCATAAGAAAGAACTTTCAAGGAGTTAACGGATGGTCAATGAGTAGCGAAGATTATTCAGAACTCCTACGAATGATAAAGGCAAAAGGATTTGATATAGATACCCTACCAAAGCTATATACTCCTACACTACCCAAGAATGTAAGTATAGAAAAAGAAAGAGATGTGGAACTACAACTACTGGAACCATTGCTTAACTCTATGGGATGGTATGAGAACAAAGACTTCATTCGTCAATTACCAATACATGCAGGACGTGGACACCGGATATTTCCCGACTATGCTCTGCATTACGATAATAAGCCAGACGAAGAAAAAGCAAAGGTTTTAATCGAGGCAAAACTCTACATGAAAAATAACCAGGAAATAGAAGAAGCATTTTTGCAAGCTCGCTCATATGCTTGCCTCCTTGAATCGACTGTAATAATCCTTTGTGACAAACGGTGTCTAATCGTTTATGAGAAAAAAGACAGCTTTGACCGAGATAGATACAAAAAATACTATTGGGGAGAACTTAAAAACACCGACATTTTCAACGAATTAAAGAACAAACTAAATATCTAAGATTATGAAGAAAATTTTATTTCTAATGGCAATGCTGCCAATGTTTGGTTTCGCACAAAATAAGTATTTCAATGCTGATGGAATCAATAAATTAAAAAGTATGGTAAGCCTTGCAAAATTACAGGCATCAACTTCATCACCCCAGATGGTTGCTGAAGCCCAACAACAATTTCTGAATAAAATAGATACTGCTCAAAACATAAATCCGGTATTAAAAGCTAACAAAGAATACATATCCGATTTATATTCCGAAATGTATCAAGGAAGCGGAAAAAATGATTTCAGTTTTGCCAATTCATCATGGAATCCAGAAATCCTTGTATACAATACAGGAAATATCTTACTTTTCAATACTTTAATATATTCATCTGTATTCAATAATAGAGTATTAGATAAAAGACAAAGAGCTAAACGTATAGTAGAAGATGTTTCTAATCTGATTTATCAGCGAATATCAAGCAAGATAACTACTAAAATACCTTATATAGGACTATGTGTTTCCTATTGTGATAAAAATTTTGGAGAAAAATATGAGTCTGCAAAAGCTGATTGTATCATCGTAGTAGCACCATCTTCTGCAATAAGGGCTTATGGAAATTGCCAAATCTCAGAAGATGAGTTTTGCAAAAAGTGCGATTACTATTTGAGTGATAAGGATGAATTTATGGGATTAAGAAAAATTGATTTAAAAATATATGATTGACTTTCTAACCATCATACTCCTAATATTCGGAGTACTGCAAATCATCCTCTTCTTCAAGGTATGGAGAATGACGAATGACATCAAAGAGATAAGGAACAAGTACCTTAAAGACGAGGACGAGAAACGGAGACAAGAAGCGGAACACGACCCATCTCCGAAAATCAGCGGTGGGTCTAAACCAACAATGTGATGATTTTATAAATTGTTTACCCATTGTTTACCCAAACAAGAACAAAACATAAAACAATAAAATGATTATCAACATAATACCCAACACAATTCCTTAGATTGTGGTTCTGAATGTCGAGGGTTCGAGTCCCTTCAGTCACCCAAAAGAAAGAGGAATTTCAGTGATGATTTTCCTCTTTTTTTATTATATACCCCCTTTACCGGGACTCAGGGTTCAGTTCGAAAAACTGGGTCAACGTAACAATCTGAGGGATTTTATATTTAAGCATATAATTTAGCAAGTCTATATAAGAAAAAAGCTCTATCTCTTACTCCTCTGAACTGTGCTCTAAATGCTTTGATTTTA